CTAGCTATTTCTTTTGCTGTTTTTCCTTGTGCATATAGTTTTTTAGCTTTTAATAACTCTAAATCCATAAAGCACCTCCATTATTTTTGTTTCTATATTGTTATAACTTTTTTCTTTTATAAATGTTTGGAAAAATTGGAAAAATATAAAGAAAATAAAAAAAGACTGGTTTTACCAATCTTTTTACTATAAATCACATTAAACTTACTTGATATATTTCTTTCATATTTGGAGTATGATAAATAAGAACATTCTTTTTTACTAAAAATGCTATAGCATATCGAATCTTTTCTAATGTAACATTTTCATCTATACTTTCTTTTCCTTCTATTAATTTATTAAAATAAATAGGAATAGTATATTTTTTATTGTCATCATATGTTCTATGCTCAATAGGAGAAAGTAAAAGTTCTATTTCATTTACAAAAGTAAAGAAATCATCAAAATATTCTATCATATATGTTTTATCTTCTCCACTTATAACTTTTTGAGAAACTTCTTTTATTTTATCAAAAAAACCTTCTAAGAAAAGTATAAGTGAAAAAAAATCACGATTATCAGGATTAACTTCAAATATTTTTTTATTTTTATAAAAAAATTCAAAAGAAATTAATTTTCCATATTGCTGATTTTCAATTCCCAAATTAATGGGATCCTTTTTAGAATAAACAGTTACAATTTTTATTCCTGCTGTAAATAAATAAGTAGTTATTCCCAAAAATTCATAAAGTTTTGATTTTTTTAAGTCTTTTTCTATTGAAATTTTCTTTTCCTTTTTTAAATAATTTGCAGTAAAAAGCATCCAAAATCCTCTTATTGAAATAGCAAAGAATAATTCAGCATTCTCTGACTTTGCAAATTTGATTTTTTCAGATATTTGTTTTTCACTTAAAGAAAAAATATTTTTACTAGTATGTTTTACTTCTATAATGTAACTTTTTCCTTTTTCATCAATCACTTTATAGTCAACTGTATTTTCTCCAGAAATTTGTGAAATACTTTCATCATATGCTACAATTTTTTTAAATTTTTTTGTTAAATATACTGCTAATATAAACTCATATTCTTTATATTTTCCTTCTATTCTTTTTTGAAAACTTTCTAAATCAATATTTAAAAAATTAGCCAATTCTTTTTTAGCCTCATCATTCAAATCTATTGATAATTTATCAAAAGCTAAAATTTTTTCAAAATCAGACATTTACTTTCTCCTTTTTTAGTTAAAATAAACTATAATTTAATTTCTTTTTTAATTGGCGAGAGCTTTTAAAAGTGCTTTCTTTTTCCAATAATTCGAGGCTTTCTAAATCAATTTTCCAAGATCCTTTTATATTATTTTTTATATATTGCCCACCTAAAAGTCCTCTTTTACAGTAATTATAAACAGTTTCTGTACTGACTCCCAATCTTTTAGCTACTTGAGCAACACTCAAATATTTTTTAGACATCTTTAGCTCCCTCCTTTTTTATTAATATAATTTTTCTTATTTATTTTTTTCTGTTGTTTCATGATAATTTTTATAAAGTTTTATTTGGTCATTCATTTTTTCTATGTATCTTATCAAATCATTAAATGTCATATTCAAATGAGATTTATCAACAGTTTTTTTTGGGACAGAATAATAGCCTTTAAAAAGAACTTTATTTCCTACAAGTCTATAATGTGGAAAATAACTATTTTCATAAGTAATATTAGGTTCTATATCATATTCTAATAAGTTATAACTTCCTTTTAATTCACAAGACCATATTTCATCACTTTCAGCTTTCATTTTTATTATTTCAATAATTTCAGAATCCTTAGTAAAAACTTCAAGATAATTTTTTATTTCTTTAGATTTTATTTTTTTAATCCCTTCATGATTATTCATTGCATTTCCCCCTAATAGATTATTTTTATAAATTCAACAATTCTTTTTTCTTTTTTTCAAACTCTTCTTGTGTAATGATTCCATTATCTAAAAGTTCTTTATATCTTTTTACTTCTGTTATTGGATCATTTGTATTTTGTACATTAGAGTTATTAGTTTGATTTTTTTCATTTTCAGCAACAATTGAAGCTAGAATAGCAACTATATCTTCAGCTTGTTGTTTCGCCACTCTATACACAAACCCGTCTTTTTTGAACTCAGTTGTTAATAATTCAATATACTCAGCTGGAACTATCTTATTATCTAAGACAATTTTTACTTTCAAGCTTTTAACAACTTCTTTTACTTTCTTTCCACCAGTAAGTCCTCCAACTACTGCTCCTATTCCACCAAAAAGTGCTCCCCCAACTATTGCACTTCCAAGTCCACCTTTTGTTATAGTATTTCCATCTTCAAGAATTTCATATTCTAATACCTCAGAATAATTATAAATTCTAGCTTTTCTTAACAATGTTTTAGGAAATATTATTTTCTTTGCATTATCATCAAACTTTATTAATTTTCCTACTCCTCTTGTTTCTACAAAATTACCAATATCTAAGTTTGCTTGTTTTTCTTTTTCAATTTCTTCAAGGATTTCGTTTTTTGTTGTTTCTTGTAATTTTTTAAAAGTATTTCTATTATTTCCACATAAATCCAGACATTTACTACATACAAAACCATCACTTAGTTTTTTACTTGTTTTTTCTTTTCCACAAATTGAGCAAATTCCTTTTTCACCAAATATTCCAAACATAAACAATCCCCCTTAATAAAATGATTAAATATATTAAAATATATCATATTATTTTTTAATTTTCAATAAAAAAGCTTGACATTTTATATACTATGGTGTATAATAAATACATAAGGAGGTGAGAAAGTGAGTAGGAAAAAGAAAAAAAGAACAACCGAAGAAATCTTAATTACACTATCAATAATACTCGCCATATTAGAAATAGTTAAAGTAATTATAGAACTCTTCCAGTTATTCTTCTAAAACATCAAAGGGAAAGGGGAAGGAATTCCCCAAGTACCTTATCTCTTACTCAATTATACTATGTTTAAAGAAAAAATTCAAATCTTAATTTTAATTTTAGGAATCATTGCAGTTACAGTATCTATTATTTTAAAATTTATTTAAAAGGAGGATCTCTATGGCAGTATCAGAATCTCAAAAAAAAGCAAACAAGTCATACAGAGAGAAAAATCCCAAAAAAAATCAATATTTATCATACCGTTCAACAGCCCGTAGTTTTATTAATAATCATGCTACTTTAGATGATTTAGAAGAATTAAAAAATTTAATTTTAAAAAAAGAAAATCAATTAAAAAGAGAGGATTAAACCTCTCTTTTATCTTATATTCTCTCTAATTTTTTCAAATGCTCTATGTTTCATACTATGAACCCATTGCCTTGACATTCCAAGTTTTTTAGCTATCTCCTCTCCTGAATAACCTTTAAAAAATAAGAGATCCAATATTTGTCTTTCTTTCTTTGTACAACAACTTAGTAAATTTTCTATAAGTACTTTATTTTCTAAATTATCTATTTTTATATTTTCATCTCCAATTTCAAGATCTTCAATTCCTGAAAAATATACTCTTTCTTGTTCACCCTTTTTAATGCTCTCTATGACATACTGAGGTACTCTATACCTTTCTTTATCTATATATTTCCTTATTTTAGCTTCTACATAAAAATACAGATGTGTCATAAACTTTGTATTATAGTTTTCATCATAAGTTTTAATTGCTTGATATACTCCTAAAACTCCTTCTTGGAATCCATCATCTGTGTTACCCCACTTATGATTAATCTTTCTAATAGTATTCAAGTACCTTTCAATTAATGTTTCAATAGCTTTTTTATTCCCTTTTTTTGCTTCTCTTATAAGTTCCAAAACTTCTTTACTTTCCATTTTTAATCCTTATAAAGCTAGTTTACTTCTCACTATCTTTTCTTCAGCTACTTTTATAATGTTTCTTATTTCTACTTGTTCTCCAACTATTTCATTTTGTCTTGCTTCAATTCTTGCTTCTTTTTCTTTTAAAGTCTTTAATTTAGAGTTTAATAATTCACTTTCAGCTTTAAGTAATCTAAGTTCTCTATTTAAGTCATCTCTTTCTTTAAAATACTTATCTTCAAAATTATCTTCATCAATTCTAGCTTTTTTTAAATTATCCAATAATACATTTAAAATAGCTCTATTCCCTTCATCATTGAGATCATAATTTATTTGATAACAAGTTACCATGTTATCTCCAACTATTACATAAGTCATCATTTTATCTTTATTGATGTAAAATTCTGCTTTTTTATGAGCATCATAAGCTGCTGTACAGATGTACTCAGTTCCTTGAAATTCTGTTTTTAAATCTATTTCTAATCCTTCTACCTTATCTTCATTTTGCTTTTTCCAAATATCAAATGTTCTATCATTTATAATTTGATATTTATAAACTCTTGAAGCATATCTCATAAGTGCATGCTTTGTTATATTAATTTCTTTCATTTATCTTCCTCCCAATCATCTATAATTTTTTCAATAGTAACTAACATTGCCCAACTTTTCCAACCATCTCTTTTTAATTTTGCAACTTTACCTATTATAGTTTGAGTCCCTTCTCTATTTTTTAATTCTATTCTTTTTCCTAATCCAACTGCTTTATCTTGTGTCCATGATATTTCTTCAAGTCTGTCATATGTTATTGTTATAATAATAGTTTATTCATTAAATACCTTTCAACTTATTCTTCTATTTTGTAACTTTTCACTCTTTTTTCTTGCCACTCAAGTATCTCTTCAAGAATATAAATTAACTTACTGCACTCTTGAATATTCATGTTATTCTCTGTTTTCCCTTTCCCTAAGTACTCTTCAATGAATTCTTTTTTATCTTTTTCCTTGTAAACTTTCCTATATAGTGAATCTAACTTGTTTTTTTGCTTTTCTGTTGCATAATTATCTATTAATCTTTCTAAAATTTTTATAAGAATCTCAGCTTGTTTAGAGCTGAGATCCTTAGATGTATTCTTGTTAAATTTACTATTTAAAAGAGTTCTATAAGTTTCATCTTTTAGATTTAATTTATTTTTTAGAATGTGTATATATTTAATTTGTCCGTTCTTTATCTTCTCCATTTTTCTCCTCAATTACACTTGTAATAGATAAAGGTACACTAATCATTCTCCCTGTTTTATCCTTATAATAAGCTTCAATATAAGTACTTGATTTACTTGGTTTATATGCTTCTTTTATTATTTTTACACCTTCAAGTAATGTTTCATTCCCATTTTCATTTGCAATGGCTTCTAGCTCTAGCACTCTAAAACTTCTAAAAATTTCTAATTTAGTATTTTTCAATATTTCAGCAAGTTTTTCTACTTTATTAAAGTTTTCTCTTACTGTTTCATCTACAATTCCTTTATACTCTTTTATTTTTTCCTTTCTTTTTATTTCTTTTTGCTTTTCTTCCTCTAAAATTTCCTTTCTAATTTTTTCTTTTTCTTCTGCTGTTAAACTATTAAAATCCATAACTGCCTCCTATCCAAAGTATTCTTTTAAACTTTCTTGAAATAACCTCTTTTTTTCTTTATAAAACTCTAATGTAAATTTACCAGCTTTTGTATCATCGTTTTGATATACTTCTATCCATTCATCACACCATTTTATGTTATGTTCAATTTCTTCTTTTAATTGATTGTAATTATAATAAACTCCTATTTCTTCATCTGTTCCAACTGGTTCAGAACCGACAGAATAATATGTTAAAGTTTTTTCTTCAACACAATTTTGGCAATAGAACCTCTTAGAAAATGTTTCATAAAATTTTTCTCCATCTTTTATCTCGGCTCCGCAATGTTCACAATAAATTTTTATACTCATATTGTTTCAGTTCCTCCAATCTTACAAACTCTTCATAACCTGTCAGTATATCTTCTAATACTGCATAA